AGCTTCCGAGTATATTAAACGTAAGAAACAGAGCTCAAATGGCTAATCCTATCGGTCGCCGTAAGCGGACTTCTCCTAGCGCAGAGGTAGAAGCGCTCAAAAAAGAACTTTCCGAGCTCAAAGCGGCGTATGAGCGCGACATGGCTTTGATTAGCACCGACATCCAGACTTTAAATAACCAAATCGCGCCTGCTACGCCCGAATAAGGCTACAATATATGTAGTTGGTGTAAATAAGTGGGCTACATTCCTTTATCCAACTACAAATACGACACAGGATTACACAGACTGCAGAGCGGACCGATCTCTGAGGGTTACATCGTCGTAAGTTCCGGCATCGTAGATACGGGCGCAGATGTAGGCATCGTTACACCCGGTCCGATGACTTCTGGGGTGTACTCGACCACCGCGTGGCGAGAAGTTCCGCCTGCTATATCGGGATATTGGACTGATTTTCAAGATTCCGACTACCAAGCAAGCGGAGTTCTGAGTGTTTACAACGGTTACAGAGCGTTAAGCGTTACGGCAATCGCCAACGCCAAGGTTCAGACATCTTTAGGCCCCGAATTTGGGGTCAGAGATGCTGGAAAATATACGTATTTCGGAGGCGCCGCTCCAGATAACCAGGACTACACCCCTTACAACACTCCGGAAGGGAATACTGCGGCTGAAGGGAAGACGGGAGGTGGGGTTACCCACGGTCGTTACGAAGGTGGCCTCTTAACGAATAGTCTCGGTTCTCAAGGAACAGCTAACAGATCGGAGTGGGTTTATAACCCTCCTGTTTACTGTAAAACTTATACGGAAACTGTTCGTTCTAGCGTTCCTGGTTTAATGTCCAGCGCTTTAAGATATATTTATCGAGGAGGTGCGACACGATACGTATCAAATTACGGTTCTATTTATCTTCAAGGTTCTGAGAGTGTACGTAATCTCGTACGTACTTTCAGTCCATCCGTCAATAGCAGCAATCAAAAATCGTTTTAACGCTAAAAATGCGACATTTTCTCGTAACTTGACCGTTATTTATGGTTAAACTTGTTTTGTAGTTTCTGGAGCTATCGACAGTGTTTGTCGATAATGATTTCCCGAAGCTTCTCGGCGCCGAGCTCTACCGTCCGCACCCCGCGTACGTTGTAGAAATGGCAGCAGAGCCTGTGGTCGTTCATGACTTCAGTAAGCAGCCAGGCCAGACTGTGCAGTTAGACCGCTACAGGTTCTGGGGCAATCCGGGAAGCAAAGAATCACGTGAGCGTACTGCTGAGCAGACCATCGGTACTGCTAACAGCCGCAACATTGTGAAGGACAAAGTGCTCGTGACTCTTCGCGAGTACACCGGTCCTGCTGACCCGAGTGATCCTACTCAACCGAGCACCTTCAAGATTGCTCGCGAGACCCTGATCACCGCTCAGCGTCTGCTGCTGGATACCGGCAATCTGACCGCTTTCCACCAGTCGATCGGTTCGCTGACTCTGCTCGACGACTACCGTCGTTGGCGCGATCGGGTGTTCATCAATGAACTCCTGAAAGCTGTTTCTAAGGGTCAGGCTTCTGACACCCAAGGTGGTTACTACTACCCTGGTGATCTTGCTGTTGGTTCCCTGACCTACAGCAACGCCGAACAGGCTAAGTTCGACGTTAAGGATGACCTGCTCCGCGTGGTTAAGTCCATGCGTAAGCGGAACGTCCCCACCTACCAGGACGGTTTCTATCGCTGCGTTTGCGATCCCACCTTCCTGATGCACCTGCGTCAGAACAGCGATTTCCGCGAGGTCGCTCGTTATCCTGGCAACGGTCAGATCAACCCTCTCATGTCGGCGATGCAGCCCAACGCTGCGCTGTACATGGGTCAGGGCTTTGGTCAAGCCACCTTCGTGGCTGGTGAGCCCATCATGCCCACCGGCTTCGTGTTCGAGGGAGTCCGCTTCTTCGAATCCACCAACATGCCTTCTCAGAATCAGACTGCCACCATCGGCGGCACCTCTGCTTCTTATGAGAGTGCTATTGGTATGTTCTTCGGTCCCCAGAGCGTGGGCGTCGGTATCGGCGGCAACAACGCTCAGGTTCTGCTGAACAACAATGACGACTTCAGCCGTTTCATCATGATGATTTGGAGCCTGTACGCAGGTTTCGAACTCCTGAACGCTGACTTCGCCACCATCGCGTACTCCTTTAACGCTTGAGGAGGTAACTAACGATGGCGATTAACTCCAACCAGCTTCAAGTTGCCAAGATCTATCCCGGCAACTACACCAACGTTCTTCGTTACTGGCACGAAGAAAAGTCCGTTGTTTATAACAACGAAAACGGAACCTCCGAAACTCTGACCAACCAACCGGTTGGCGGTCCTGTCGGCGTGGTGTTCCGTCCCGGTTGGATTGCCCAACAGGCAATCGGTTACGTGGACCTGTCTTATCAGGCTCTCGGCACCAACAACCAGCTGGATTACTACACCCAACCCTATGGTTCCGGTCTGAACGGCTCTAACCAAGCCTTCAGCAGCGCCAATGTGATCATCCCCTCCCCGGATTTCCACAAGGACATCCGTTCGGATATCACCGACGGTATTAAAGTGCCTGCTGGCGCTTATGTGTATCGTGCCTCCCTCCGTGTGGATGGCGGCGATGTGATCAGCAGCGGTGTGGGCGGCGGTTCCGCTACTCCTCAGCTCAGCCTGGTTCCCGCCGTGGGTCAAGGTCTGCGCAACGACGGCACCGTTGTGTCTGGTCAGTTCGGTGTATCCGTGCATGGTTCCAGCAGCCGCATCGAGAACGGCAGCAATGCCTCGGTGAACATCATCAACTCCAACAGCCTCTCCGCTCTGTCGGCTGAGACTACCTGGAAGTTGTTCGCCACTCAGAACCTCGGTGGCGTTGTTGCTTCTGGTCTCGCTCTGGCTTCGGGTACCTTCGACCCCCGTGCCGGTGTGGGCAGCCTGAAGGGCAAGGACAAAGCACTCGCCGTGTGCGAAGTGTGCTGGATCGTGCCTGATGCTGCTCCCAAGCGCGACGACCTGGCTCTCCAGCCTGGCGGCGTGGTGGAATCTAGTGTCTTCACCTCGACTGTCCCCTCCTGATAAATTCAGGAAGGAAGTGAACGCCCCTCCTTCGGGAGGGGCTTTTTATTGTCAGAACATTCCACCCAAGCCACGGCTGTAAATTTGCCGAATTTGTTCAGGGGTGTACGTCGCTTCCCGTTTTTTCTGTGCGGCAAACCTGCGGATGGCTTCGTCTTGCTCCTCCGCGTGGAGACCAATTTCTTTTCCTTGGCCTAGCCGATAAGCCAGTCGCCTCAGCTGAGCATCCGGATTTACATTTTGAACTGGTGATTTGACTCCGAAAGCTCCCAGCAGTTGAGGGATAACGTCAGCTCCTCCCGTTGCTAAACCGGCAGCTACGTTACCTCCACCTACAATTAACGCGTTTAGTAAACGCTGTGCTCTACTAGGTTCATTTGGATTTACAATTTCGTACCCCACATTCGCAGCATCTAGGACAGTGTTTACGACCGGGATAGCTTGCCCTGCTGTACGAAGTCCTTTAGGGTTTGGCATCTGGAGAGCACTATTGGTTTTTTCAGTCTATCTTGGGTAAACTGTCTTAGATTATGGCTACATGATGACTGCCACTCAAATGAAGGAGTACACCTACAAGCCAAGCGGCGTCAAAGTAGACCTTTTGAGTACTCACGACGACGGTGAGTATCTTATGGTCAGGTCTCAAACTACAGGTAAGGTATTTTTCGCATACAGAGAGCAGATCACTGAGTCTGTTAAGGAACCAGAGACGCCTGCAAAATCTGTTAAGCAACGGCGTGGTCGGCAAATTGTTCGCTCAGAAGTACCGGCGTTGAACCGAATTAACTTAAACAACGCCACGCCTCAGATGCTGACTCAAATTCTTAAAGGCGTTGGTCTGAAGACAGCGACCGAGATTTACGAGCTTAAACAGTCGCTGCCTGGTGAGCGCTTTACGAAACTTGATCAGCTTCGTTCAATTAAGCGCGTCGATTGGGACGAGGTTCTGGCTGACGATTCGATTTACGTCGAGTGAGTTAATTCGATCTAAATAACGTAAGTTCGGTAAGATTAGATATATGACCGGTTGGTTTAAGAATGGCTCAATTTACTCAGCAAGAGCTTGAGCAGTTACAAAGTTATTTAGCTCAGCAGGGTGTAGTATTTCAACCTGACACTACTGACGCTACTAAGCGTCAAGTAATTTACGCTGCTGTTAATCAGCTAACACGTAATCCCCCGCAGGTCTTCGGTTACAGACTTGATGATTTTAATTTTAGTCGTGTAGCGTATCACTTGGGGTACAATATTGCTACAGTTCCTGCGGGTGACTATGCTCGTCTTATGGAAGCTTGTAACAGTATTCCTAGTGAATACTATTACGATAAAATTATTCAAGCTGTCGAACGTTGTGAGGAAGCTGAGCGTCTAACTGAGTTAGCTACTGGGCGTGCTACAAGTCGTCAGGAAACAATTTTAGGCGACGTTAGTCGTTCTATTAACATCCAAGACAAACGAGAAACTGCACGTATTTGGAAAGAAAATTATCTCTACGAAACTGAAAGGTTAGCACAGATGCTTTATGTGCCTAACTATCGAGACCCCGTAGCCGCTCGGTACAGATTTGAACGTAGTGGAGGGGAATTCATCCAAGCTATTCCTGGTCCTCCTGATGTGTCACGAGCTGATCGCCTGTTTTTCTACGCAAATTGGCGCTAACATACACATAAAGTAGAGCACTCTAATGGCTGGGCTTTTAGGAGAACTAGTAGGGGCCGGGCGTCAAGGCGTGCGCGAGTTGCAAACGCTTGAACCCGTGGTCCGCGCCTTTTTTGAATCTTTTGTGAAAAAAGGTGGTCCGACTCCCGTCCAACCCCGCATTAATGTTCCCCCGAATCCTGTCACCGGGCGTTTTCAACGGCAGCTTCCCGGCCCCCGCGAAGTTCCTGCAGGCTCTGTTCCTCGTCGTTCGCAATACCCTCAGGCTCCGGAAGTAACTCCGGTTGGCCCTCGCCGTGGGCCGGGTGTTCCCCAGGCTCCCGGTCAGATGCCTCTTCCCATCCGGGAAGCTCTTTCCACTCCCGGCACCACCATTACCGGTCGTTCAGGTGCTTTAGCTACCAGTTCTCCTGAGGCTCCTGTTCCTGCGTGGGTACCTCAGTCAGAAGCAGCTCAACGCCTTTTGGAGACAGACCCAGGGACCTACCGTTCGATTCTGGACATCTCCAATAAAGCTAGCGACGCTTACGGAATTCCTACATCTGAGATTTTTGACAATCTTGTCGGCCCTCGGGGCATCGATTACTTACGGGCTTTGGAATACGGCGAACCGGGTGCACTGGTCCGTCAGGGTTCTTCCGCAATGACTAAGGGTGGGTCTAGCGGTCGCCCCGGTGCTCTTGCTCGTATGGGCGGAGAAGTCCCCGGTTCAATGACTCGTTCCCCTGGCGGTGAGGTGACCGACCCGATCATCGAACGGGTCCGAATCGAAGATATCACCCGGGGCGGTGCGATGACTCCAACTCAGGAGTCCGCTTTATCCTCTCTCGCAAGTCGTCCTCTTATGGGTAGTGACGCGGTTACAGCGATGGGTTCTCGGAACGCCGTGGGAGGCACCCGTCAAGCGGATCTCTCCAATCTCTATAAAGCTGCTGCCGGTTTAGCCGGTATTGGTGGTCTTGGAGCAGCCCTTAATATGCTTGGACAGGAGGAATCTCAGCTTACGGCTGAATCTCCCCTAGGTCCGACCACGGCTAGTCCTGAAGCCGGCGCGAAGATTCCCGCTGTTACTGGTGGCGACCCCGCTGCTCAGCTCCCCACTCCTCTCGCTACTCCCGATCTCCCGAATACCGCCAATCCTCCGGCTCCTGAAGCTCTGGAGCCCGCTATGCGTTCTATGCCTCAACCCGGCATGGTCGGCGGCGGTCAAGTAGTCATCCGGACTAATGACGGGGAGTCGAACTACCGTCAGGCTGCCGCTAACGCTCAAGCACAAGGTGCCGGTCGATTAGGTTCCGGAGCCCGTGGCATGTACGCAGTGGAACGCGCCGCTGCTACATCGCCTGGTCAGATCGAGCAGACCTTAGCCGGTCTACGTGGTACTGGGGCACCCGGCTCCGTAGGCATCGAAAGCGATGTCGCTTTTGAGCGCTGGGCTAAGGCTAATCCCGTGCTGGCCTACCGCCTGATGGAGCAGAGGCGGACAATGCCTAGCCAACAAATGCCGGTTATGAAGCAGACCGAAATTACATCCGAGGCCGGTTCGAACGTTAATAAACTTGTAGAAGGTTCGATGAAGATGGGGGTGGAAGATCCCATGGGTAACTTCCAAGGCAGCGCTGATCTTCGTCAGTTTATGGCTCCTCGATCTGCTGCTTACATCGGGCAGCCTCCTGTCAACATGTACCGCTGATTCCGATGACTAACAGCTACCTCAACCCATTCGGTTCTGACGTTTTTACGCAGACTCCAAACTTAGACCTTGGATTCAATATCCCTTCTATCCCCAATGTCCCCTCTTACGGGGGGCAGGTTATGGCTCCCAGCCCGCAACAGCCTGGGCGTTCCTTTGGTGAGACTGCTCTCGGAATTGGTTCGATTGCTGAGGGGATCGGAAATGTTGTTCGTAGTCTGAGGGGTATGGATCCCGCTCCTCCGGGTATGGCCACGCGGGCTCTTAGCGATTACTTCGGTCAGAAACAAGACACCACTCTCGAAAAAATCTTGGACCGTATCTTTGCCGATACCCAATCCAAGTTTGCTCGTAAGGAACGCGAACCTTCTTACGAACGCGAAACGCAGCCCGCTGCGTGATCTGTACAAATTAACCTAGAGCGCACACATGGCATCTACTAGCACCAACAAGCAGCCATGCCTTGTAGATCGTCCATTTCTACGAGGCGCACGCATTACCAGCTCCACTCCTGTCGCAGATCCCACGAACCCGAATCTGACGGATCTGGTTCAGCTTGTCCGCGTGGGCGATCTTCCTTCTGAGGACGCTGCGTTAGTCGAAGACATTGCGATTGTTTCTAACGAGGATTACCCCGATAACAGCGGTATGCGTACCGCCGATATCGGCCTCTACGTCTATATGCCTAATCAGGCGGCGCCTTCAACGTCGGCTGCGTTGATGGTCGCTCGTGTCGAAGTTGGTCTTAGCGGCTCGACTGTTGGTTATCCTCAGAGTATCCAGCTTTTGGCTACCAACGCACCCACACCTCAGGTCGGTAATGTAGCTCTCGCTGCGCCGATCGAGATTGGTAAGTCGGAAGGGCTGTACCTCGAAAAAGGTTACATCCTTTGTGCCGGTTATCTCGGCGAAGGGAACGCAGCGGTTTCTGGTGGTTTAAGTCCTTCCGGTATTACTGTGTTAGCGCAAGGTGGATTCTATTGATCCATGGCACGCCGAAGGGGATCAGATAGTTTTAACTTCAACTCGTTTAAAGCAAACAACGGTATAAACAAAGTACCGTCAGTCAAAGGATCTGATAATCAGGGGGCGCTTTTGCGACCCCTTCCTTTTGAGCGTCGATTCCGGCCCGCTGTCGGAACCAAGGATTTCAGCGTCTTAAGTGACTACGACTACGCCTCGCTTTGGTCTCGTTGGAGGCGTGGCTACGAGCTGTCGATGTACGCACAAGAGGCGTACGGCGGACTGACGTACAGTTTTAAGTACTTTGTGTCAGGTACACCGGGGGTTGGTGTTTTCCTTCCCGGTCTCTGCTTTATGTATCCGACCACGCGGTCCGACATGAAGATGTGGATGGTCGGGGTCCGTCCGCGTGATTCCTTTCGGTTTATTGACTTCGATTACGCTGTTCAATCTGTAACAACTTATAACGACACAACTTACGCCGTTCGGCTTAGTAGCAACTTCGGAGCGCCGATTTCCTTCTTCACTGGTGAGGTTGTTTCTAACCGTTTTAACGCTGACGGTACGGATAAAAGATTTGGGTTTAACAACTACACCGTCACCGCCGTGGGAATAAACGGTGTACCTGTTACACCCTCCTACGCGCCGATCTTTAACACGCTGTTCCTCTCTTTCGCGGCTACTAATAGTTGGTCTGTCGTTGACGAAAATACGATGACGATTCCAGCGTCCGGGCCACCTGCTGTTGGTGAGTACTTGACAACGGAGATGCGTACTCAATGTACTTGTCCTGATTTCCTAGGTAGAGAAGGTTTCGATCTCTACCAAGCTTCAATCAAGCGAAAGTACCCGTACACAGGCGTGTTAAATACGGCACCCGGTTATTACGACGCGGGTGTAGACCAAACAAACAGAATCTCTAACTCTTTAGACAACCCTGGTTTTGCCAGAACGTTTGGTTTTATTTACACTAACGAGATCTATAACATACCAAGTTACACACAACCGGTTTACTCCGACCCTAATTTTTTCTACTACCAACCTAAATGGTGTAAACATATTTACGCTGCGATGTGGGATCTGCAGCGAAAGTACGGTCAAGAGAACATGACGGCACCGTGGCTACCGCAGCCGACGGACGAGCCGATGAACGAATACTACCGAGAGAAGTTTGACCGAGATCTTAAAAAGCAGTCGGATTTTCTTCGTCGGGAAAAAGATCTTCGTTGGTGGCAGCGGTATTCACCGACAAAAGACGACATGCCGACGCATATGACATATCCTGATATGTATAATATGATGTCTAAGACACTTAATTACGGGGATTTATCAGGACCGTCTACGATTAATAAGGGATATTTTGAGATGTTTACGGTCGACGAGTTCGATCCGTTTGCTCCGATCAATTTTGATGATCTGACAACCTACGACGGCGGTACCTACGAAAACGGTGTTCTAGTCGAACAGCCGACTAATATACTGGATGGAGGCGAGTACGCCAACGGTGTTCTAATACCACCAACTGGCTTCCCGTCTCTCGTGAACGGCGGAACTTACTGATGACATCTACTCCTTCTATTTTACTTCTCAAGCGCTCCGGCCTGTCGTCTGACCGACCCAGCGGTGTTGTTGTACAAGGCGGAGAACTTGCAATCTCTCGGGGTGCTGTTGATCCGGGTCTGTACTTTGAAGACACAGCAGGCAATATCCGAAAGATTGGACCTGCGCATTACGGCACAACTGCACCAAACTCGACCCCTGCAGGTATTCCCGGCAACTCTGTTGGCGAGCTTTGGACGGATAGCAGCAGCCCCAATTCTTACTTAAACGTCTGGACCGGTTCAGCGTGGGTAAAAATCGGAGCCGGTTACGCTGATTCTGCCGCGTTTGCGACTCAAGCGAGTACGGCTCTACTCGCGTCCGGCGCTATCTTCGCGAGCGGTACTTTCGCTCAGACTTCTTCGACCGCGATCCTGTCCTCGGGTAGTTTGCTTTCGAGTGGCACGGTAATCGCCACGGGTATCCCCGTCGCGGCTATTGACGCAGCCTTGCCGGGATCCGCTCAACAGGGGACACTGTTTTATCAAACAGCAGCTCCTAGTGGACTTTATATTTACACAGCTGCCGGATGGGCTCAGGTTTAGCCGCGAAGTGTGGCCTGCTATACTGGTTACTCCTACAACGTTAACAGTGGTTTTAAAACGTCACGGACATTCGATCAATGGAGTTCGTTCTTTAACTCACTCTAGTTGGCATAATATGAGATCTCGTTGTAACAACCCGAAAGCAAACGGTTACTCTAATTACGGGGCAAGAGGTATCCGGGTTTGTGATCGATGGAATACGTTTGAAAATTTTTTAATGGATATGGGAGAACGTCCTGGTAAAGAGTACTCTATAGAGCGGATTGATATTAATGGAAATTATTGTCCAGAGAATTGCAAATGGGCAACGCGTACGGAGCAAAATAGAAATCGATCAATGTGTGTTTATTTAACTATTAACGGTAAGTGTCAAACAATTAAAGAATGGTCTTTAGAAATTGGTATCAGTCACACTACTATTTCTCGACGTTTAAATCTGGGTTGGTCTCATTATGACGCTGTTATGCAAAAGGTAATCCCCGGACAAAAATTTAAGAGGACCTCAGGGAAGCTTTAATCTTCCAGGAGGCTTTAAACATCTGACCTACAATCTCCGCCATGTAGTTTTCTACGTCCGGAGCTTTGATTTCTCGGGCCAGTTCACCGATTTCCTTAGCCTGCATACCAATTTTCTCCAGGTTTTGCAGGTAAGTGATCAGCATTTCGCGAGCTTCATATGATTTTACGTGTTTAAAGCCCTTATAAGCACCTAGAAGACCCTTTTCGCACATCGGCATGAGTGTGTCCATCGTGCGGACGAACTCAGTTACCTGATCAAACTGATCAATGTGCGCGAAGTACTGTTTTTTGAGGAATTTATGCAGTGGAAGGAAGAGAGGACCTTCGATATTTAAGTGAATTAAGTGTGCTTGGGTGTAGATCTGGTGTAAATGTGACGAAAGGGCCACGAGTTGAATCAACAGATCCTCCAACGTGACCCTCCGCTCCTCCAGTTCTTGAACAACGACGGTTGTTTCCGAGGGAACAAGCTCAGAAGCCGGCGTGGATTCAAAAGAACCAGAGAATGTCATTTGCTTCAGGCTGCGATAGCCATTTCGGTTTCAACAGTTTCCACTTTAGCTGCAGAAGTACCCTGCAGATACTCTTCGAGTGCGTCTTTCTTGATGCGGTACAGAGATTTTGCGCCGTTAGGCTGCAGATTCACGTACACGGAGGTGGGCCAGCCACCGGGTTGGTTCGCTTCAGATAAAGCAATGCGCTTACGGACAAAACCGGAGCTGCAGTTCAGAAGTTCAGCCGTTTCAGCAATGGTGAGCAAGGTTTTACCGTCCGACATTGTGTATGCGGAAGAAAAGTTACTGAGTTATGGTACCACCATTCGCGCTGTGTTGCTGGGTCTTCTGGTTTTGTAACAGCGACTTAAGCTTTTTGTAAGTATAGTGAGTCTAGTGACGAGACCCGCCGTGATCCGACTCGCCGGAGAAGTTTTTAAAGGATATAACCAACCGAAAAAGGATGTTCAAGGAGGTAAGGAATACGCCGTGGCAGCTAAAGAGGGCGGTAAAGTCCGTCTCGTTCGGTTTGGCGACCCGAACATGAAGAATCGTAGTGACGATCCTGCGCGTAGGAAAGCTTTCAGATCACGTCATAGCTGTGACGAAAAGAAGAGTAAGTTAACAGCAGGTTATTGGTCGTGTAAAAATTGGTGAGCTCTGTGCACTTTAATACTGACGGTTAATCTGGGCTAGCATTAGAAAAGCCGAGATTCCGACCGTGGGTAAGCATCGCAACGGCAGGACAGAGCTGTCCTGCGGACTACACGTTGAAGACGAGTTCACCCTCACCCGCATCCGCAATCGAGCCAAATCCATCAAAAGCAGTGCGGAGCGGGATCAGTTCTTTTGGACAATCGTCATCAAAATGATTTGTAAGGAACGGGCTTATAAGACCGTCATGGATCAGATTGGTGTTTCAGTAGATACCAACGTCGACCTTTTTGATGATGAAGATTTATCTGTTAACGAATAGGTAGAACCGGTAAAATTGAAGTACGGAACGTAAGAAGATGTCTGTCTCCAACCCTGTAGCGCGTCAGTGGTTAGACCTTATTGCTTATGCAGAAGGTACTGATCGCGCTCGAAAGGGTGGAGGATACGACGTTCTGTTCGGCGGAGGGAAGTTTACCGATTTTAGTCGTCACCCCGATCGTGTAATTACTACTCCCACTTTCCCGAGGGGTAGTGCCGCTGCTGGGCGTTATCAGTTCATGCCTGGTACGTATGCCAGCGTAGCGAAACAACTAGGTCTTAAAGATTTCAGCCCTAGTGCTCAAGATAAAGCGGCTCTGGAACTAATTGAACGCCGTGGCGTAAATCCCTACGTCGATAAACCTACACCCCAAACAGTCGCCAAACTCGCTCCTGAGTGGGCTTCCTTACCTACTATTGAAGGTAAGAGTTACTACGGTCAGCCTGTAAAGTCTTTCCAGGAACTGCAGAAATTTTTAGGTTCAACACCCAGTCAAGCCGTGCCGGCAGGACAGCCTGAAACATCCCCAACCGGCACTCAAACTCGACCTAAGTTCAACTTCCAGGAAGCACTCAAAAACGTTCTCGAAAACTTTGCGGTAAAGACGTTAGGTCCTCAGTCTTCTGAGTTCACTCCTGAAGTGCAGCGATACCTCGCCGTGGCTTCTGATATTGATGCCGGGGATTCGAGTGTTTTAGAGGATTACGAGAACCGAGCTCTTCAATCCATGTTAAATGATGATGGACTAGCTACAAGTGCGTACGGTGTGCTTAAAGATGTTCTGGACCTTAAGCGTCGAGAGAGTGAGTACAACCAGACCGCCCCTACGACTGAGACATCCACTCCTTTGACTCAAAACGCTGAAGAGTTGATGAGCATTGTTGATCTCGGAAAACGGTTGCAGGAGAAGGGGTTTCGGATTGGTGAGCACCCAGCATTTGGTGAAGTCGGGCAGCACGCTCCTAAGTCCCATCATTATGCCGGCCACGCATTAGACATCACGGATTGGGGAGAGGGAGACTGGAAGACTCGAACTAAACAGCTTGGCGCCGCGCTTAAAGCCGCAGTGCCGGGGGCTGAGGTTTTTCACCCGGGTTACGACCCCGTGGGGGGCCATCACGAACACGTCCATTTTGCTGTACCCGGAGGTAAAGTTCGTGTGACTGAACAGCTTAGAAAACTGCTTGGCTAATTGTTATACTTGATCTAGAGCTGTAGTAATCATGGGCGCCTCTCCTGCACAGAAAGCTAGGGACGATGCTAATAAAGCTGTTTCCAAGGCTATGAGGATGCAGCGAAAATTAGCTAAACAAATTGAAAGTAAAGCTGAGGAGAGGGAGCAAACAGCTTTAAGTCAATTAGAGACACTCGAAGCTGCTGCAGGAACTAAACTTCCTGACTACATTTCTGCTGTTCAATCTCAGTTCGGTAATATCCCGACTATTGAAGCTACGCAGCAGAAGTATCAAGATATGCTTAGTAATTTCCAGCCAGGTTTAATCGGTTCTACTTCAGAACAGAACTTGCGTAACTCTCTGATGCAGAGTGCTCAACAGTATGCGCAAGGTGTCAGCGGAGTTGCTGGTGAAGTCAGCGGACGTCTTTATAAAACGTTAGATGAACCGCAGAAGCAGTTTGAAAAGTTAGCTGGTAGTGCAGCAACAAATCTGCAGTTAGACCCCATGTCGATGATGATGGCTACTAGACCGCAAACTATTCGATCTGATGTGGGCTCCATGAAGCCTCTGTATACCTACAATATCTAATGCGTATCCCTGCTTCGAAACACGAACGCCGAGTGGAGTTTCATGCCGAAGCTCCCTTCGCCAAACACGACTATCGTTTTCGAAGCAGGGATGTAATTCGAATGGCCGGAAGTATCTGGTCTGAATCCCAAGATGAACATACGCGTAGGCTTCAGAAAGAACGTCAACGTGATCGAATGAAACAGACGCCCGTTGGTCTAGGCTTCGCTGATCGTGATAACTATGGCCCTGACAATTCTTACGACAGTGTGACGTCACTCAATAGTATACGCGGCCCAGAGGACTATACGCCTCGATAAACTCATAAACGCGTTTCTCTGTGTTTAACAAACTAGGAAAGTAAAATATAAAACCAAAGCACTTGTTAGTATTGACTCTTTTAAAATCTTCCGTGTCTGTAAGGATTTTCGGATGATCCTTCATGATGCAGACAGGAAGGTCTAACCCAATCCGCTGCGTGGTTATCAGAGCGACTTCAGTTGAAGTTAAGAAAAGAATGCCTTCATCGAACTCAGAGTGCCGGTATCGACGAAGCATTTCCTCCATCCATATCCTTTGAGCGGATTTTACAAACCTCCGTCGTTTTACATACAGTTTGTATTCCGGAGGTTGTTCATTGGAGTACAGAACACTCTTAGGAGGGTAGAGGTAGACGTTTTTTGACTTCCACGACTGTTTTAACCCGTTCTCACGCGGAGAAAAGTATTTTTGAGCGCCTACATATGTATTTGCGTTTTCATTGGAAGCTGGATCTAGTTCTATAGATCCGTCAAAAAAAGCCGTCGTCGTTGCCAGAACATCGACTGGGGATATGTAATCCTCAACGACGCAAGGCATCTTCTGAGTATTCCTTAATGAGCTTGTTCACTTTATCTAAGTCAATCACGTGTACGGACAAACCAAAGGGGGCTACCATCACGACAACAGGGGCGTCCGTCTCTTTCTCTTTTTCGATCACGTTAATCAGTTGAGACAGGCAGTCGGCCAAGGGCTCATTCAGCATTTCTTCAGCAAGAGCCCGATCCTTCGCAATCTCGGAAACAGTCATGTACTGACTCGCTTCCGAGTTTGAAGGATTGAAGAAGAGAGCACCCGCACCCTGAGCTTTACGGAATTCGGCGTACAGCGTGGTCACATCGCCGAGAATCATCCGTACTGCATTCTCTGAGATACGATTCTTAACCTCGCTTTTACCGAACAGCATATTTTTAAGCTGCTCACCAATCTCACGGAACTTACTCATTGTCGTAATTTGTGAAGTTGTTCCAGGCGTCGCTCATAACTTTAGTCGAATCGTACAGGTAATTCGAGGGGTTGTTTTCCGAAGGATCCAATTTGCAGTAGTGACGTCCTTCAACTAGCCCGGACGAACCACCTGAAACGATACCTTGATGAATGAGTTTATCGATCCGTACGCTCGGTACACCAAGACGCACCGCTAAAGCTTTCTTCGAAATAAACGCCGTGGTGATCTTCCCAGTTTTGGAGTTTGCGATCATTTGAAGTGAGGTGTCGATATTATTCAACACCTTGAGAATTTCTAAAAAATCAGATTGTTGTGCCATGTTGTTTTAAAGAGGGCTGCACCGCCACCCAGTACTAGGCAGCGGTGGTCAGTTACCGTCTCCGAGAAAAGGCAAAAATCGGAGAACACCCTCAGGGTACCAGACGCTGGCCTTTCTTACTGGTCTGGTGGTCTTACTTTACAGGAGGTCTTCCAGTTGTGCCGTGAAGTCTTGAGGATCGTCAATTAAGAGACGAATGAGATTGGTAAGTTTGTTTTCAAGCTTGATTGGGTTGGCATCCCGTTCGTTCAAGATCAACCAGTACTTATAAGCATTCAGTAAATACAGATGCGTCTGTTTAGCCCTTAGAGCCTGTCCTTTCCACTTCTCGTAATCGAAGCTACTGGAGTGCCTAGAGCTACCTGTTTTAAGTTCAAGTTCGCGGATTTCGATCTGTAGATCGATGTCTCGAATCGTGTATTCGATCGACGAGAGTTTGGCCCGACACTCTTCGATCGCCGTGGGTTGTTTGTTATCTGTGTAGATCCACGTCGGAAGATTATCGATAACGTAACGCTCTTCCCAGAGACAGGGCTTTACGGGAGCAGTAAAACTCATTCGTTTAAAACTGAGTGAATTAAAGGGTTAAACCTACCGTCAATACAGTACAGAACATGCGACTCAAATTCAATCTGCTTTACCAGACCGTATCTCTTGAGACGCTTCAGCTTTTTAAAAACATGATCTTTGGATGTTCTTAGCCCAGCTGTTAGTTCTTTTGCTGACAACGGTTGGGCATATAGTAGCAGATGCAGAATTTCCGCATAGAACTTTACGCAGGCGCGGAGTTCTTTATTGTGGAAATCGTTCGTAGCGATAACGACTTGTTGTGCTTGATCTCGATTAAATCCTTGATCATCTGATTGGGTAGGTTTTTTTGAGTCCACGTAAGGACGTCGAGCCTGATCTCAGGCGTGACTTTAGCAGCCGGACTCTTAGCCTGCATCATATGGTACGGATTGATGCACTCAGGGTCACCGCAGGTCGTTAAAATCTTGTCCTTGCGCGATAATTCAACACCGTAAAATTTAGCGAACACGAATCGGCGTGGCCTCATCAGGATCTTGTCGTGCGAGTCGACGAGACGGCTGAACGTGTTGGGGAGGTAGAGATGGGCATCCTTAGTGATCTCGTGCCGGTTCTGGGCGAACCACGCTGCGATCCTGTCGGAGTCAGACCGAGCCGTCTTCAGCTCAGTTACACAGATCGGGCAAGCGAAGAGACCTGAGACCGGTCTGATTTTTTTAAAGTCCTCAGGATGCAGGCAAATCTGGTTAAACCTGCGGCACTTGCAGGTCAGCACCTTGGCGTTGTCGTACGTGTCGACGCGGAAATGGTCGAGTGTCTCGGCTTGGAGGATCTCACCTTGAGGCTCACCTGGGTCGATTGGGACTAGGAGTCCGAAGACCGAGATCAGCGTGCTGAGAGACATGAGGTGTACCTAGTGCTATGGAGCTCACACAAGCATAGCGTGTCGGGTGCCCTTCTAAAAAGAAGTTTTTCTATTAAAGGCTCCACTTAACGTAAATTTCCCCAAATTGACAGTATTTAAAATTCTGCATTTAAATTGCGGTGTAAATCGTGCTAATTGCGGTCGGACGTAGTTTATCTAATACGATTTTTTTAATTAGATATCTAAGACGATTTGAGTGCAATTCACGTTAAGTAAACGGCACTCAGAGAAAGTTTTTGTCAAACGCGTTCACTTTTGCAAACCGTGGGGGTAATTACGACAACTATAGGTAAAACCCTGTGTTACGATCTGGATATCCAAAACTTGCTAGGAATCCCATGACTTTACAAGTCTCCTGGGAAACTAGGGTCCCGAAAGCACCCCCTACCGACTTCTGGGAGCAGTGTAAAGAACGGGCATTTCTATCTAATGTACCGGCCTGGTTGCTGGCAGAAGAAGGTTTTACGCACGAAGAGGTTGACACTATGCGCCGCCCCCGGTAAGCTCTCGGGGCATCCAAATCAAAATCATGTACAACATGCGTCGGAAGGGCGCCGAGACCCGCCGCGAACGGTTCTTGCGCTTTTACGAACTCTATTGTGACGGGCTGACCTACCAACAGATTGCAGATCGAGAAGGCATTACTCGGGAACGCGTCCGCCAAGTACTGCACAAAGGAGCGACGACTGAGGAATTTAAGGAACTCAAGCGATTGATCGATATGCGTCGCGACAACTCGTGGCGGACGAAGGAGGTCGAGAACCTTTTAGATCAGGGTAGCTCCTGTCCTCAGATCGCTAAGCTTTTAAATATCTCGATTGATTCTGTAAAAAGAATAAGCGCCAAAAGAACAAAACGCTTAAAAGTTAAGGAAAGTTAAGTCTTTTATTTTACTGAATTACTTACAGCAATCGCATTTTATATCATTTAAGTTGTTTAAAGTTTTACCCATTTTATCTAGACCTAATTCTATTACTTTATTATTATATGTATTAGCTGCTTCAAGTTTGCAAGTAAAGTAACTATTTAAAACGTTAACTCCTTTGTGCATAAGATTAACTCTCCATTTTTTAGTTCTCTTATACCAACTAACGCCAATAAGTCCGCTACTATTACTTGAAAATATTCCTCTATTTGTGCACTGCGCTAGTCTAGTTCCCAGCTGAAGATTGTCTGCATTATTGTTTAAAGAGTTTTGATCCTGATGATCTACCTCAATCTCTGCTGGATCTATTTTATTTACCATGTAATATATTATTCGCGAGACGTAGTAGAGTTTTCCGTCTATTTTTATTGACCAATCTAACCTGTTTTTTGCTACAGAGTGTGTACCCAAGTGCCCTCCTATACTTCCTACTTTCTGACCACCTCGACTTATTTTTCGTATCAAGCCGGATTGAATTCCAAACTGAGAAGGATGGATTGATACAACTTCGAACAGTTCGTTTAACCGCTCAAGAGGCGGCAAAGGATTATGCTTAGTCATCGGCCTGGTGCTACAGGTTGATCGTGCCCTGGGGTGTTGCCGCACCGCTGGGGCTTTTAATTGTCGAAATTTAGCACGGGATCTTTCTAGCTTTGTAAGCTACCGGACGTAAAATAGGGTGTTTCAGCTAGAGTGGAAAGTAAGGAGGCGGGGTTTCACTTCTGATGCCGGAGCTAAACAATCCGCCATGTTATGTACACGGCAGTTTCCCGCGTGCACTCCACCCTGAAAACTTCCGCGGAGCGGTAGACGCTATCGTAGAAATTATCGACAGTGTTTCCGGCGTGGGCACCATAAGTTACACCAAATGTCCCTACGGATACGAAGCTAGTTTTAATGGCTTAGTTCGTGCTTTAGAAGATCTAAACGCATCGATCAGCGGCATCGCTCCTGGCGTCGTCGGCGGCTCGGGAATTTACATCACTGAAAGCGGCGGAGTTTCCGTCGTTAACGCGGACTATGGCGTAATTACATCCGGCGGTTTAAGCGCTGGTAACAACGTCGCCTTCACCTACATCCCTGGTCAGACGGTCATCAATACTTCGGCGACCCTGAGCGGGGCCGCCGTGGCTGTGAACGTACAAAATACCGCACCTCTTGGCGTCGAAGGTACGCTTTGGTACGACACCAACCAAGGGCGTCTATTTGTATACGCTTCTGGGGATTGGCTACAAACCAATGCGGATGCGTTTGCGATTAAAGGAGCGTATGCCCCATCCGGTACAGGTCTTAACGCCCCCACCAGAGACGGCCTTCTTTGGTATAACACCCAAATTGGTACTTTGTTCATTTACGATGCTGTTACCAGCGGATGGTATGAGACTTCAGCAGGGGATAAAGGTGCCTCATATTCGACTGGCGCCCCGATTCCAGAGAAGGAAGGCGAGCTCTGGTACTCAACTGATGAGTCTGTGCTCAAGGTTTGGGACGGCACAGATTGGATTTCGGTGTAGACTGCTCCGGTCTGACATGACTTCACATGGCAAAGCCTAAAGGTCAAGCTCTGATCCAAACCAAGCCCAAAACAACTTCTATCGGTCACAGCGTTTTATCCCGTCCAAAACGGCGCGGAAAGAAACGGTATCGCGGGCAGGGTAGGTAATAGACTTAGATAAAATAGTTCTGAAAAGTGGCGTTATCAATTTTTAGGGCTGGGGAGAGTATCGACGTCGGCGATATCGTCGCAGTTACCTCGAACAGCGTGGCTCGCAAAGCCGTTGTTGGTGACGC